CCTCTTCTTGGGTTGTTGGGTGCAAAGATCCCTGCGTTTCGAAAGGATTGCACTTCTCTCTCCATGCTCTATACACCTTCGCAATTCCATACAAAACAGCTACAATGCCACCAGCTTTACAAATGTTGCCAATGTGCTTGTTTCTCAAGTCTTCAAATATGGGAGAGATGACGTTGCGTTGTCTCAATTCTTCTTGAAACTGTCTCTTAACAATGCGCACCATAGTCTTCTGAACACAGAATCCTCCAATTACAAGTGACCCCAAAACAGGGACAAGTGCAGATCGCGCTTTACGTTGCGTGAACATAGAAGTGAATCCAATTGAAGACCACAAGCACATACTATACTTGACGTACCTTTGCTTCAATCGATCCTGAGATGCTAACATGCACAATTTCAAGAACTTATCATTGTCTAGCCACGGTGTGGGCACTAAAGACATCCAATCCCAATGGCGGGCAAATTTACGTCCAGCACGCAAAATCATATATGATGCCATACCTTCAGTAACAGTGCTCAATCCAAACAAATCACTAGAAATGCGGTTATAAATAGATTTACCAGACTTTTCAATGCTATCGACGATTTCCTCACCCCAATGAGGCTCGTAATCACCAAGAGGATCAACTTCCTGTCCTGTTAAATCTATTTCGCCAAGTGCGCCATAATCGTTCAAAGGATCATCATCCGAAATCTCCGCAGCTCTAGCTTCGGCCAAGCGCTGTTCAAGCTCTCCATCAGACATCACATCATGCGATTCAGTAGAATCTTCTACAGGCCTAGTTTGGAGGTGTTTATGACGCAAGCAACAATACTTAATTTGCTTGCAACCATTAATACCACACAAATCCAATTTCTTCTGTCGGCGTTTCATGCGCGAGATCATGCTTGTTTGATTCTCAATGTGGTTTTGATACTTCTCAATAAGAAAATTCAGAACAGTCTCGAAGCTAACATTATGCAAAGGCTCACCACGATAGTATAAAACTTCATAATTGGCACGGGTGGTGAGCTTTTCAGGCATGACCGCTCTTTCCACGGTGAGACTCCATATATCATCAAACAAGGGAGGTTGGTCCAAATCAGTGTATTTAGAATCAACTAGATCACTATCTACACCAATGGGCTTACCGCTCTTGTCCTTGAACTGGTACTCAGGCTTTGCCTTCACAGTTATCACAACATGCATACGCCGTTGCACTGAATACGGGCAATTGGAATATGCACGCGCATCCAAATCCTTTACATTCGTTGTTACCATGACCAATTCCGGCTCAACAAAGACTTTACCTTTGCT